CAAGAAAGCATTGAGGAGCATGAAATCTAATTTGATTAATCCTACTCCTCGTACTATGACAGACGATAGAAAGTACTTTTAATTTATGGCAGCATCACAACCCTATACAGTTGCATGTGCCGGTGGTTTAGTCAAAGCTTCTAATCAGATTGACTTACTTAAAACACCCGGTGTAGCTACAGCTCTTAGAAACTTTGAAGTCTCTATTGAGGGTGGCTATAGACGTATTAATGGTTATAGTAGATTAGGAGAGGGTAGTGCTGCATTAGTAAGTGGTAGTGCTGATACAATTCATGGGGTAATACCTTATGCCGATGGTGTTATAGCTTGTGCATCGACAGGAATATTTTTTAGTCAGGATGGTACAAGTTGGTTAAACGTTAGTAGAAGTTCTGTAGATGCTAGTGGTGATAATTATACAGCCTTTACAGGTCGTAGTACATTAGCAAGAACATCGCAAGGACAGGTAAGTTTTACGTTGTTTGAAGGACCAACATACGATTACGGTATGTTAATGATTGCTGATGCAAATAATTTAATATATTATTTTAGAATGGAAGGTACTGGTGCTAATATTAACACTAGAACTTTTTTTTCAGGAACAATAGACCCAACACATTCAGAGACTAAAAAAGCTCAACATGTAACAATACATGACAAGCGTTTAGTTGTAGCAGGTGTTGAAGATCATCTTAGTACAGTATATTATAGTTCATTATTAGACCCAACAAGTTTTAATGGTAGTGGAGCAGATGCTATAACTTTATCAGACCAGATAGTAGGAATTAAAAGCTTTCGTAATGAACTTTTTATATTTTGTAGAAACTCAATATTTAAGTTACAAAATATAAACGACCCAAATTCTGTAGCAGTAGTTCCAGTGGCAAAGAACATTGGTTGTCTATCAGGCTACAGTATTCAAGAGATAGGTGGTGACCTTATCTTCTTAGCACCAGACGGACTGAGAACAGTTGCTGGTACTGCAAGAATTGGAGACGTTGAGTTAGGTACAGTTAGTAAAGCTATACAACCTATTATTACACAGTTAGCAGAAAACGTTGATAAGTATGTAATATCAAGTGTTGTCATTAGAGAAAAGTCTCAGTATAGATTATTTTATACAGATACAAGTGTTGTCAATGCACAACAAAAAGGAATTATAGGAACACTTAGACCAAACGGGTTTGAGTGGTCAGAAACAAAAGGAATAGAAGTGACCAGTATAGGAGCTGGTTTTAATGAGAATGGTGTTGAAGAATATTATCATGGTGATACTGATGGTTATGTGCTTGTACACGATTCAGGTAACGACTTTAATGGGTCTAACATACTTGCTAGATATGCCACACCAGACTACGATTACGGAGACTTAGGAACTTTAAAAACTTTACATTACGTTAGAGTTTCTTGTTCAGCCGAAGGAGTTGTAACTCCAGCACTTCAAATTAAATACGACTTTAACAGTCAAGATATTCCACAGCCAACAACAGATTACTCTTTTGGCACAGTTAATCCACCTGCAATCTTTGGAGAAGCAGTGTTTAACGCAACGGTGTTTGGAGGTACTTCAGCACCAATGATAAGAATACCAGTACAAGGTAGTGGAACAAGTAATAACTTTACAGTTGTTACAGAGGATACAAAAGCACCATACAAGATAAATGGTTTATATATAGATTTTATACCTTCAGGTAGGAGATAAACAAATGGCAGGTTACATAAGACAGAGTTCGTTTTCAGATGGAGACACAATAACTGCTTCGTTATTCAATAATGAATACAATCAACTTTTAAATGCGTTTAGCAATACTACAGGTCATGCACATGATGGTACTACTGCTGAAGGTCCAGTTATAGGATTGATTGGTGATGCAGGAGAAACATCTCCAAATAATAAAGTATTAATTGATACAACCAATAACTTTATTGAGTTTTATGTAGAAGTATCTTCAGCTCCTGTACAACAGTTATATATATCCGATGGTGCTATTATACCTGTTACAGACAGTGATGTTGATTTAGGTACAACAAGTTTAAGATTTAAAGATACGTATACAGATACAGTTACCACAACCGGAAACGTAAGTGTTGGTGGTAATCTTACAGTTACAGGTACAACTACTTTTAACGGTGGTACAATCACTATGGGTGATGCAGCTACTGATAACGTAGTCTTTGGTGCTGATATTGATTCTCATATTATACCTGACGATGATGATACTTATGACTTAGGAAGCTCTACACAACAATGGAGAAATCTTTATGTTGATGGTACTGCTAACCTTGATGTTGTAGACATTGATGGTGCTGTAGATATGGCAAGTACATTAGGAGTTACAGGCGTAGTAACAGCTAATGCAGGTCTAGTAGTAGATAACATCACAATAGATGGTACAGAAATAGATTTATCTAGTGGAGATTTAACCCTAGACGTTGCAGGAGATATTAATCTTGATGCTGATGGTGGTGACATAGTATTAAAAGATGGAGGAACAGTATTTGGTGTTTTTTCAAGTACAAATAGCGATTTAAATATAAGCACGACAGCAAGTGATGAAGATATAGTATTTAAAGGAAATGATGGTGGTAGCACAATTACAGCTCTTACCCTTGATATGTCTGATAGTGGAACCGCTAACTTTGGTAGTGCTGTTGTTTTAGGTGGGTCTCTTATTAAGACAGGAGATATGACACTAGATGCTTCTGGAGACATTATCCTCGATGCTGATGGTGGAGATATTAGATTTAAAGATGGCGGTACTGAGTTTCTTCAAATATTTAACAACAGTACAGATGCTCATATCTATAATTCTGTACAAGATAAAGATATTTTAATACAAGGTAATGACGGTGGCTCTACAGTTACTGCTGTACAATTTGATATGTCCGATGCAGGTACTGCAATATTTAACCATGACATAACTTTACCTGACGATGGTAAAGCTATATTCGGAACAGGTTCAGACTTAGAGATTTACCATGATGGTTCTACGAGTTATATACGAGACAGTGGAACAGGTAGTTTAAGTATTCGTGGCACAAATCTTTTCTTAGCAGATTCTGCAGGTAATAGTTTTATTGTTATGACTGATACAGGTACTGGTGGAACTGTAGAAATAAAACACAACGCATCTACCAAACTAACCACCACCTCATCAGGCATAGACGTAACAGGAACTATCACTAGTGGGGCTATAACAACAGCTAAAGACTCTAATACCTTTACAGTTCAAAGCACTGATGCAGGTCAAGCTAGTGTAGATATAAAAAATACTGAAGGTCATTTTAGGATTATTACAGATGCAGGTGAATTAAAAGTATTTGACCAAACAGACACAAGAACACCATTAGTTATTGATACCTCTGGAAACGTAGGTATCGGAAATACTTCGCCAAGTAAAACTTTACACATTTATCATGCAACAACCAATAGACCTGCTTTAGTAGAAAGTGGTGATGCTGATGCTTTAATTGAATTTAAAGACAACTCAACAAGCAATACTCCTGCTATTGGTGCAACTGGTGATAATTTAATAATTCAAACTGGTGGTTCAGCAACAGAAAGACTAAGGGTTGATAGCTCTGGAAACTTGTTGGTGGGGACTACTGATAACACTCCATATAACAACAATGCTGGAAGTGCTGCTGATAATGGAATTGCTCTATCAGAAGCAGGTTGGTTAGCAGCTGCTCGTTATGAAGGTACTGTAGCTTTTTTAAATAGAACTGGTAACGATGGCGACATTGCCGTATTCAGAAAAGACGGAACAACAGTTGGAAGTATTGGTGTTGGCAATTCTAACGACTTAACTATAGGAACTGCTGATACAGGATTAGTTTTACAAGATAACGAACGCATAAGCCCTTGGAATCCTAGCACTAACTCACTAAGAGATGCAGCTATTGACTTTGGTGATACGGATAGACGATTCAAAGACCTCTACCTATCAGGCAATGTGTCTGCAACTACAGTTAATGGTATCTCTAGTAAGACTTTTGGCTCTGACTCCATAATGATTGGAGATTCAACTACAGGCACTATAAATGCAGCTAACTTTAATGTTGGTTTAGGTGTAA